ATTTATTGATACCATTTTACACCACATTGATATCGAACAACAAGGAAGCCACTAACCCACCACAAATGGCGGGATTGCGTGGCTTAAGCCTGTTCAAAGAAAAATCCTGATTTGGTGTATCTGTGATCTTTTGCCGCTACTCGTGCTGTGAATTCGTTGATGTTATGTTCTTTACAATAATCAGCAAGGCTTAAAATTGTTTGTTCTGTTCCGTCTGGTGCTACTGCTCGATATGAATACTTTCGTGTTGCGTTGCCGATTTTTTGTTTGGCTTCGGTTGTGAGTTTATGTCCAAGTGATTTTTCTGCAACGGCTAGACGACGTTCTAGCGTCATGTTTGCTTTATGAGTTTCTGAATTTTTACGACGAGCTTCATCAGACATGGTTTTGCCTAATTTAATAACACGCATTTTTTCAATTGATTCTGGACGATGCTTTTTTCCCTTATTCCAGGTTGTTTTTCCTATCTTTGCTATTGACATTTTTTGACGAGTTTCTTTTGACATGTTACGGATTCGGTTAAGTATTTTTTCTCGTTTTATAGGATCGTTCCATTGTTGAAGCGACATTTGGCTCATTTGTTCTCGTTGTTTATCGGTAACCATAGCTTTAGTTGACTCGGACATTTTTTGAATTGATTCTGGCCGATGTTTTTTACCTTTCATTGGAGGGTTTCCGCCATTTGCATAATAGGTTTTCATTTGTTCGCTCATACGTTTATGAAGTTCTGGACAATCCTTAAACATTTTTTTCGCAATTTCTGACATATGTTGTTTTTTAGCATCTGTTCGTGGCCCAAAACGCCCATCACGAATTCCATAGGCATCATTAAAATTGGTTCCACAAAGCTCTCTTTTTAAATTGTATCCATGTTCTGTGATATGACTTTTATGTTGACGAATTAAATCAGGTTCAACATATTTAAGTAAGTCAAATTTATTCAAACCACAACATATTACTTTAAATGTAAAGTTTTCAATGCCGTGTTTGCGAATTGCTTCATGGAGCGCATAACCTTTTCCGTTATGGGCATCTCGTTTATGTTCTCTCCATCGTTGATTAGGGTTGGTAGCAAAGCCAACATACGTTTTGCCATTAACCACATTAGTAATAAGGTAGCAATAATACACCATGTTTCTATATATACAGGCATGGGTTTTGAATAAATAAAATTAGAAATAAAGAAAAATATTTTGTGTAATACACTGATAATAGGATAGATGATAATCGGGATAAACCATAGAGGAATAAAGACATAATTTTCTAAGATTCTTGATTTTGTCATTAATTCGAGTTCTTTAAAGGTCAATGTAATATCTGTGCAAACTGAAGGTGATCCTGGTATTGTTGCGTGTGGTCTAAACGCCGACCACTGACCCGATGCAGTGTAATTCACATTCATATCAACCAAGGCGCATGTACTGATTTTATTTAAGAATTCGTTTTCGACTCCATTTGAATAATATTGAATGTCAAATTCAGCCGGGTAAATCCAAAAACGACCAGCAGTTCCTTTAAGGATTTCTGGAGCAGAATAGAATTTAAAAGCTCGAATGATGTTGTCAACATTTTCAGCTTCACTTTCGCTTTCTGGAGTAAATCTAAAACTAAATTGAAATTGCCTAAACCCGATTCCTTCGAATATAACTTCTAAGTGGGGATTAATCATCAATCGGGTTTGTCGGCTTAATGCATCGGCTAATGATAAATTTGTAAATTGATTTAATTTTTCTCCAGCTTCTTTAGTAAAAGATGCTGCTGATGATGTTAGTAAATCCCGCAGTGATCCCGCACCAGTCAAAGATTTTGTAAATTCAGCAGCTTCGCCTAATTCTTTTGCATTCCATTCTGTTGTATAATGCGCCTGAATATCTGGTGGCATATAAAGAACAATTGTTGTAGCGACACGAGTTGTATTTTGTTTGACAGCATCCATAGTAGGATTTTGAGATGTGCCTGATGCGCCAACGACAGATGTACCATCAGCATTAGTGACGGGTTTGCTTGTACCAGATCCTAATCCAGCAGTTTGGTCCGCAACTTGATTTTGTTGAAGTGTTGATTGTGTGTTTCCGATTACCGTCCCAGATGTTGTTTGAAATTGTGTCATTGTCGATTCGTTGATATGAAAGATCATGTAATGATCTTTTCCAGAGCCGGGCACGCCCAAATCCATTGGATATATAAAATTGGCGTATTGATACCCGTTTTGGTTCAGTCCAGCTAAAGGAGCTTGAGCATCAAACGTGGTGCCGTTGTTCTGAGCTTCTGTTTTCTTTTGAACCCAATCGTTATAGTTTGTAGTAGCAGACATATTCTTTATACTATTTAGTTGGCATGTAAATACTAATGTGCCAGAACAGACGAAAATAATACGAACACAGGAAATTCCTCTTAAGAAAGCAAATCGTTATAAAGGGACACGTCGGGGATTTTTTATCCCGGCGCATCCTGAAAAATATGAAGGAAATGTACGCAACATTTGTTATCGATCTAAGATGGAATTGAAAATGATGGAATATTTGGATGATCAGCCATCTGTTTTAAAATGGTCGTCAGAGGAGATTGTTATTCCTTATCAATCACCCATCGACGGCAAGATACATAAATATTTTATCGATTTCAAATCTACCGTCAAAAAAAGAGATGGAAAAATTACAACTTTTTTAATGGAAGTTAAGTGGTCAACGGCTTGTGCACCACCAAAAGTTCCAAAAAAAAGAACGATTCGATATTTGACCGAACTTAGAAATTGGGAAGTCAATCAAGCAAAGTGGGCACAAGCTGAAAAACTATGTACCCAAAAGGGATGGGTTTGGTTAATAATTACTGAGAAGCAACTGACATTCTAATGCCTAATAAATTCAACGAAAATGAACTAAAACTACTGGTGGCAAAATATATTCACAGTGTCCGAAGAGACCCAGCCAACGTTCCAAACATTAAGAATATAGTCAATGAAGCTCTAAAAAAAGCAGCGCCGAACCGTGACATAGACGAAGCAGACGTAACTAGCGTTCTTTCTAATTTATCTAAACGACAAACTATTAACGACAATATCATTCATGAAGCTGCGAAAAAAGTAGTCGATCACAGCGCAATGGAAGATTTGAAATTTGTCGTTGGTAGAAATCTCAAACAAAGTGGAAAGAAAGCATCTGCCGAAGAAATAGAAAAAATCATAAGTGCCAGTAAATTAGATCCGCATAGTTCCACAATAGAACAAATAAGAAATGCAGTTAAATCGTATTATACAACTGGAAAGCCACTTGAAAATTACTCATCGGCTGAGATTAATAAATTAGTTGGCGCAGAGATAGGAAAAAGAGGTTCGTATACTGATCAAGATCTTCAAAACGTTACTAGAAATTATCTTAGCAAAGTAGATAAAGAAAAACCTTTTGACCAAAAAGAATTGGAATCTATTGTCAATGCGTATCAACAAGCGCAAACAGGAATTGCGCCAGAACCCACGCCGCCGACTATCGGACCAGTACCGACGCCCGTTAGTAAAGGTCGAGGAAAAGGCGAAACAAAACATGACGTTAAACAAGGTGCATGGGTTAAACCTAAAGATCCAAAAAATCTTACGTTCTTTGATAAAATCAGAAGTAAACTGAATCGATATGGAATTAAATCGCTCACAAGTGGTGCTCGTAATTGGCTCACGGATAGCATTTACAATGTATCAAAAACTCAGAATCGTAAAAAACTATTGGCAGAAGGAGAAACCGCTGCCGAAGCGTTTGTTGGTAAGATGTTTTTGTATTTTTATGATGCCAAGACTAAGAAAGTATTACCTTATTGGGATAAGTTTCCGTTGATTTTTGTGATTGAGTTGTATGAAGATGGTTGGCTAGGAATCAATTTGCATTATTTACCATTACAATTGCGTGCAGCATTGTTTGATAAATTGCTTCAGTTTGCAGACGATAAGACATTAGACAAGATCACCAAGTTAAGATTGTCGTATGCTTTATTAAAGAATGTTTCTCAATATCCCGAAGTGAGACCGTGCATTAAACGATATCTTTCAGGTTATGTTAGAAGTGAATTGCGAGTGATCGATGCGGCTGATTGGGAAATTGCAATGTTCTTACCAGTTGAACAATTCCAGAAAGAGACGAAAGAATATGTTTGGGGCGAAAGCAAAAAAATTATTCGTAAGCTAAAAACAAGGAGATGATATGGGCGGATACATGGACATTAACGGTTTTATATCTACGTTGGCCGGTGCTGACGGGATTGCTCGACAAAATAAATATACGGTTTTAATACCGACAACGTTGCTTGCGTCCAATTCATCTCATATCAATACTGCCAATAGCGATGTACTTGAATTTGGTGACATAGAAGCAACCGATTGGTCTAGTGAATATTTGGGAGTTGACATGCAAAAAATGGGCATGGAACTAACTGCTCTTTGTGAAAGATCACAGTTACCAAGTTATCAATTTGCTGTTACTACAAATAGACATTATGGGCCTGCATTTAAAGTTCCCCATCTACCTGAATATCAAGATGTTACCATGTCTTTTATTTGTGGCGGGAATATGTCTGAGCGTGCTTTTTTCGACACGTGGATGTACTTGGTAATGGACCCGGTTACTAACAATTTTAATTACATTCATGAATATGCTTTAGATATTGACATTGTTCAATATAAAGAAAGAGCAACATCATTAGATATAGCCAACCTATCATTAAGTAATACTAGAATTAACGCAAAACAACCATTTATAGGCAATTATACAAATCTAATGCTTGATGCTAACGTAGATTGCAACTATTATACAACATTGGTTGATGCTTTTCCTGTTTCGGTCAGCACTCAAGAATTAGGTTATTCTGTGGTTAACACCATGCAAACGGTTGAAGTGACATTTGTTTATAAGTTTGCTATTCCGTTTGAAGGCAAAGGATCGACTGATGTTGCTCGACGTGGTGGTGGGCAATCTTTTAGAAGCACTATTACAGCACCATCAAATAATGTCACAGGCGTGGGTCCAGGACCATTAACAACTGGACCATTTAACCAACCAACAGATTAATAGTATGTATTGATCATACATACTTCTGGAGAAATATATGCCTCTTCCAAATTTAGAAAAAATTATACCACAATTTGATATTACAATACCATCGTCTGAAGAAGTTGTTAAATTTCGACCCTTCCTGGTTAAAGAAGAAAAGTTGCTTCTTTTAGCTTTAGAAGAAAACGATGAAAAAAAGATGCTTGATTCCGTTATGAATGTCATTTCTGCTTGTGCTTTATCTACATTGAAACCAGAGAATTTATCAAACTTTGACATCGAATACATTTTTATTCAACTTCGTGCTCGTTCTGTAAATGACCAAGTAGAACTTGTTTATAAATGCCACAACGAAATTACATTAACACCAGAACAAGTTGAACGACGTTTTCGTGGTCGAAAAGTTGCAGATGGAGAAGTTATTACTGGCTCATGCGACAATCTTGTTAAAATTGGAATTAAGTTAGACGATGTTAAGGTTCAGCAAAACCCGGAACACACTAAAAGAATATTTTTAACTGAAACTCTTGGTCTAGTCATGCGTTATCCAAATTTCAAAATGGCAAAACAATTAGCCGGTAAAGAAAACAAACAAACAGTTTTAGATGTTTTTAAATCTATTGCTCAGTGTGTCGAATCAGTTTTTGATGATGAAGCAGTATACAGCAATTTTACCATCGAAGAAATACAGAGTTGGGTTGAAAAATTAACACAAATTCAATTTGCTAAGATTCAACAATTTTTTGAAACAATGCCAAAATTAGCACACGATGTTGACTTCAAGTGTTCGTCGTGCGGATATGAGGAAAAAATTCATTTAGAAGGATTAGCAAGTTTTTTCGGGTAGCCCTTAGTCATAACTCATTGGCGAATATGTTTTTGACCAATTTTGCTTTGACTTTTCATCATAAATACTCTTTGACTGAGATAGAGGGCATGATTCCGTGGGAACGAGATGCTTATTTGAAAATTATTAGTAGTTATATTGAATCGGAAAATCAACGAATTGCAGAAGAAGACGCTAAAAATAAACGAGGAGGGTGATAATATAACCTAAATGCCCCTAGATCCACAAATAACAAAAAACGGTATTGATCTCAATAAAATCGATGTCAGTAAAATGTCTCTTGTAGACCATGAGGGACTGTTTAACGATCTTACCACTCGTTTGTCAACAGAAATTAAATCTTCAGTAAAATCTGCTTTGTCTACGGCCATTGAAGATTCACGAGAAGATATTGCCAGCATCATTGATGATAGCTTACCGAATCAACCAACAAGCGGAAATAGATCACAAACAAGTGGAGGTTCAAACCGACCACCAAAATCTCCTAAAAATAAAACAACTAGAAACACAGATCCAGAATTTGAAGCACTTCTTAAGCTTCAACA